CATGGAACTACCGATCAGTTTTGAGTTGGATGAGAACTTCAACGAGACTATCAAATCAAGGTTCCGAGACACTTTCTCCTACGAATCATTCTCAGAAGGCGAGAAAAAGCGAGTTGATCTTTCCATTTTGTTTGCTTGGAGAGCCATCGCTAAGATGAGAAACAGCGCAAATTCAAACCTCTTGGTCATGGATGAGATTATGGATGGTGCGATGGACGGTACTGGTATGGAACAACTAGATACAATCATCCGAACAATCTGTGCTGATACAAATGTGTTCATCATTTCACATAGAGAAAATCTGATGGATAAGTTTAGTAATGTGATAAAGTTTGAGAAACACAAGGATTTCAGTCGTATATCTAATTAGAGGAATTATTCATAATGAAGTTGGTTGATAGCAATGATCCAATCCTAAAACAGACTTGTGAGAAGTATAACTTTCTTAATCCACAGGTAGACCTTAGAGAACTTGCTGATGATATGGTTCGTACCATGTATGAAAATAGTGGTATGGGTCTATCTGCGAATCAGGTTGGTATTCCTCTTCAGATTTTTGTGATGGCGGCTGAACAGCCGGTTCTGGTCATCAACCCAAAGATTCTTGTAGAATCTGAAGAGTTGGTTGAACTTGACGAGGGGTGTCTGTCTTTTCCTGGTGATTGGGTCAAGATCAAGAGACCGATCTGGATCAAAGCTAGATACAATTTAGCTAGTGGTCAAGCACAGACTTTTAGGTTTGAGGGTATGACAGCCAGAGTGTTTCAGCATGAGTATGACCATGTGGTCAATGGCAAAACAATGTTTGATCATCTGTCAAAGCTGAAGCGAGATATGTATTTCAAGAAAAAGATGAAGAGGAAGTGAAATGAGTGCATACAAATATTATGAGGAAAATGATGATAGGGAGGAGAAGATGAATCATTTTAGATATGATGAAAAAACTCAGGTGCATCCTCCTGCGACTAATGGTGTAGCGCATGATCCATATATGTCCGCAAGGAATGAAGAGTTTGAGAATCTGATGGTAGATGTAAAATCCACAAATCGCAAAAAAATCAACTATAAATACAACGAAGATAAGATTCTTCAAGAGATTGCCGAATATATCGACGGCACATACGGCGAACATTATTCCAAAGGCAAGATCCAATCAACAGAAATCGCTATTGATCGTGGCAGAGGATTGCACTTCTGTCTAGGTAATGTTGACAAGTATTCAGGTAGATACGGTCAAAAGGGAACTCCTGAAGATTGGCGTAAGGACCTAATGAAAGTCGTTCATTATGGTATCATCACCCTCTTTATCCACGATTTAGAACATAATAAGGAAGATTGATCGCAAGAGATCATAATGGCAATTTTGCAAAAATGGAGAATAAATAAATATGGAAATTAGTGTTTCAATCGAGGAACTTCGGAAGAAGTCTATATTCTGCGGAGTCCCCATGTATGCGGGCCAATGTTTTGGGAACTTCACTAAGTCATCAAATGATCTAACCGCACTAGGTGCCCATTATGGCATCAATATTCGGTTCTACTATCTTTTCAATGAAAGCCTTATCACTCGTGCCCGTGCTTATATTTGTGATGAGTTCCTTCGTTCGGACTGTAGCCATCTGCTATTCATTGACTCTGACATTTCGTTTGATGCAAATGATGTTATTGGTATGCTTGCACTTATGACGGATGAATCCGAATATGATGTTCTGGCTGCTCCATACCCCAAGAAGTGCATTTCGTGGGAAAAGATCAAGCAGGCTTGTGACATGGGTGTAGCCGATCAGGATCCAAATGTTCTAGAAAAGTTTGTTGGTGATTATGTTTTCAATCCAGCAGGTGGCAAGGCATCGATTCGTCTAGACCAACCAGAAGAGGTTCTAGAGTCTGGCACAGGCTTTATGATGATTAGTCGTAAGGCACTCGAAACTTTTGTCGCAGGACATCCAGAACTGATGTATAAGCCTGATCATGTTCGCACAGCCGCATTTGATGGTTCTCGTGAAATCTGTATGGCATTTGATGCTGCTATTGATAATAAGCACACTCACATTCGTACTGAGATGAGAGAGTTCCTAAAGAACAATCCTAAGGCAACTCCAGATGATATTATTGATTTTGTCGATGATACTGAAAATTCTGCATTTGGTCATAAGTATTCTAAGAGATATCTATCAGAAGATTATTTCTTCTGCCAACGCGCCAGAAAGATTGGTCTGAAGGTATGGCTGTGTCCTTGGATTAAGTTAGCCCATACTGGGACCTATACTTTTTCCGGTTCTCTTGCCGATATTGCCAGCATCGGTGTCAGTGCCACCGCTGATCCGGGAAAGTTGGGGAAGAAGGCATAAAACTATTGACACAGAGGGCCAGATACAATATACTGGCCCTCTTCTTATAACATGGAGTATATTATGAAATTAAGTGAAAAGACCCTGAGTATTCTAAAGAGTTTTTCAACGATTAATCCTAGTATTAAGATTAATCAAGGAAGCACTCTGTCAACAATCTCACCAACAAAGAATATTCTCGCAAAGACTTCTATCGAGGAAGATTTTGAGAAGATGTTTTGCATCTATGATCTACCTCAGTTCCTTGCCACTCTTTCGATGCTCAAGGATGCAGAAATTGAATTGCGTGATAGTGATGCAGTAATTAGTTCTGGTCGGCAGAAAGTTGTATTTCGATTTGCTGATGAATCTATGATTAAGGTTACAGTCCCATCAAAGGAAATTAATTTTCCTAATCCAGAAGTTTCTTTTGAACTAAAGTCAGAAGATCTTTCATCAGTAATTAAGGCAACCGGAGTTCTTGGTCTTCCAGAAATTGCTGTTGCTGGCGAAGACGGAAAGCTCTATATTCGAGCAATTAATACCAAGGATGTTGGAACCAATAAGTTTGATATTGAACTTGGAGAAACTGATCAGACATTCGTTGCGGTAATTAAGCCTGAATATCTTTCTAAGCTTATTTCTGGAAATTATCAGGTAGATATTTCATCTAAGCTTATTTCCCGATTTACTGGAGATGATATTACATATTGGGTATGTCTTGAGGCAGATTCCAGTTCTTTTGAATAAATATGTGATGTAGTACAGGAAGACTCGGAAGCGTAGGTGCCTGTACCACCGTTGATGCTTCTGCTTTTTATTATGGAGATTTATTATGCGCGATAATTATTTGTGGTCGGAAGATTATCGACCACAGAAGATTGAAGACTGCATTCTACCAGAAAATCTAAAGAACACGTTTCAGCAATTTGTAGAACAGAAGAATATTCCTAACCTTTTGCTTTCTGGGTCTTCTGGTTGCGGCAAGACAACTGTGGCTAAGGCGATGCTAGAAGAACTACATTGCGATTATATTGTTATCAATGGGTCTATGAACGGAAACATTGATACTCTTCGTAATGAAATTAAGAATTATGCATCAGCAGTAAGTTTTTATGGTGGCCGTAGGTATATCATTATTGATGAAAGCGACTATCTGACCCCGCAGACTCAAGCAGCACTTCGTAATTTCATGGAAGAGTATTCTAGTAATTGTGGGTTTATTATGACTTGCAATTTTAAGAATCGAATTATTGAGCCACTTCATTCTCGCTGTTCTGTAATTGATTTTAAGATCAAGAAGTCTGATCTTCCTTCTCTGGCATCTCAGTTCCTAAAACGGGTCTGTGGAATTTTGGATAAGGAAGGGGTTGAGTATGAAAAGAAGGTTATTGCCTCTGTTATCACACAACATTATCCAGACTGGCGACGAGTTCTAAACGAACTTCAACGATATTCTGTTGTAGGCAAGATTGATGAGGGAATCCTTGTAAACTTTTCTGAAGAATCGTTTAAGTCTCTAGTAAACCATCTTAAGAATAAAGATTGGCCGAATGCTCGTAAGTGGGTTGGCGAGAATTCAGATACTGATGTTGATTCTCTGTTTAAGAGCCTATATGATAATATGCATGATTTTGTTGTTCCACAGAGTATTCCAGAATTAGTTTTAATCCTTGCTCGTTATCAATATCAACACGCATTCGTGGCTAATGCTGAGATTAATTTGGCAGCATGTGTTCTGGAGATTATGGCAAGCGTATCATTCAAATGACTATTAATCCTTTCGACTATATTAATGATATTTCATATAATAAAAAGGATATTATTAGAAACTCTGATAATCCGGAATTGGATGAGAAAGAATATCAGCCATGGTTAACTAATAAAACCTTTTCATATTTTCCAGATACTGCACTATATGCATCAGAGATGAATAAGTATTCTTTTCTTCCTAACCAGATGGCATTTGATTATCTCATAAATAGTATCAGTAAGCGTAAGAGATTCACTAAGCAGTCAAAACATATTACTTCTGATGAAGTTCATGCTATATCAGATTATTTCGGGTATAGTTTGCGGAGAGCAGAAGAAACTATCAAGTATTTAACTGCTGACCAGATCTCAGAGATAAAGAAAAAGACCGATACTGGCGGGGTATAAAACTAATGGACGATATTTTTAAGGGTTTAGGTGTAGAAATAAGATTACTCGACCCAGATGATTTTCTGGTGATAAAAGAAACTCTGACTAGAATTGGTGTTGCCTCCAAAAAAGATAATACGCTTTTTCAATCGTGCCATATATTGCATAAGCAAGGAAGATATGCTATTATGCATTTTCTTCAGATGTTCAAACTTGATGGGAAACCCAGTAACTTCTCTGAAAATGATCAGGCAAGATTAAATACTATCGCCAATTTACTCGATGATTGGGGTTTAGTAGAAATTATCAATAAAGACAAGACAAAGGAGCCGGTTGTTCCTGTATCTTATTTAAAAATTGTTTCATATAAAGATAAGAAAAATTGGAATTTGCAGTCTAAATATTCAATCGGAACGCATAAATAAGAATGGTTTTGTAGGATGTACCTTAACATCCTACCTCTATCGCCTAATGGGATAGGGAAACGCAAACTCGCTTAAATAGGAGAAATAATATGACTACATGGGACTTTCGTCATAACTTCCTTCCAAAGGAATTTGACCGATTTTTTGTTGGCTTTGATCCACTAGTTCAAAAACTATCAGAAGCCGCAGAGCAAACAGCAAAGCTTGCTCAAAACTATCCTCCATATAATATTAAAAAAGTTGACGATAATCGATATGTCATTGAAATGGCAGTTGCTGGTTTCGGAAAGCAAGATATTGAACTTGAACTGGCTGATGGTAAGCTAGTCATCAAGGGTAATGTAGGTTCTGGAGAACCAGCAGAACAAGATTCAAAGGGTGAGTGGACTTGGCCACAATTTATCTATCAAGGCCTTGCTATGCGACCTTTCACTCGTCAGTTCACACTCGCAGATCATGTCGAGATTAAAGGTGCAGATCTTCTAAATGGCATTCTTCGTGTTGGTCTGGAATATGTAATTCCTGAGCATAAGAAGCCCCGCAAGATTGATATTGCAGATAAATCAGAGAAGGTTAAGTAATATGTCAAGTAACATCGTTTTAGTTTCGCACACTTGTGCGTGGACAATTATTGCGTTGTGTCTTTTTATGGGCGCATATATTATTCAACCAATCATTTAACAAAAAAGAAGAGGGGAGAAATCCCCTCTTCACATTTTTAGTGCTATGTCTTTTATCTCGTTGGTTCTTCTAATCCAACCCGCACCATATCTATCAAACTTTGATAGCGTATGGTAATATTGTGCGCGTAAATCTTGAAATCCTGCGATTGCTTTATCCACACCATATGCGGCAATATATGAGTTTAGTTTGCCGATTGTTCCGTCACCTATGTGACCGTCTGTTGTTGCTCCAACAAGTGTTTGCAGAGCCTTAGCAGAATGAACTCCTCCATTGACATCAAAGTCAAATATACACAGGTCAAGGCCTTTAGGAAGAATATCTCCTTTTACCAAATCCCAAAAATATGCTTTATAAAGAGGAGAAACTTTATCTGGTGTTAGACCTAGCATTTCTACTTTTGATGCAGAATGTTTGATCCATTGACTGTATGTTTTCTGAGTAACACCCATATTTGTCATTCCGCCCGGATCCTCAGGATCATTCACAAAGCCACCCTCATATTTGAGAGTGACTTTTAGACAGTTTTCAAAGTTATTTGCTGCCATCAGTCTTTTTCTTCCTGCTGACAACCTTCTTCACTTCAGCCACAACTTCTGCTTCCACGGTCTTGGCTTCAGCCTCGATTTTCTTGAAATCTTCAATCAGAGTTGTCTTTTCTTTTGTGAAGAAAGCCTTGATGGCTTCCCAGATTTTCTTTAGATAGTTGATCATTTCTTGACTCCTTTGTTTATATCATCAATAGTTTTGTTGTGTGCATCAATAAGATCGAGTAAAGCGTTTACTTGGTTGACACATTGATAATATTGGGCGTAGTTGTCGTTGATGGTGGCGAGAGCTTGATTGTCTCTAACGCCTGAGGGCGCTGCGTTAGCTGCTGCGGTACGATCAGCCTTTGTATTACTGGCGGCTGAATTGTGGGTGTACACGAAGCCAAGGCTAAGGATATTACCGGCAGGAACATTGTTTTGAATAATATTTGAATTTTCATCATGATTCTCCTTGATGGTATGCCATCTATCAACATATTGTGTTACTATTTGAACTTTCTTCTCACTCAATTCGTTCTCATACTGATCCTGTTGTGTTATCAGTTTTGTGTTGAGTTCATCAATTTGTTTTTGTCCGTCTAGTTTTCCTAGATGTAGTCCATAAAAGAAGGCAGCAATGATGATACCTAGACCAATAATACCGGACACAAGATATTTGATTATAGTCGCCTGAGGCATAATAAATCTCCATATTTATAATTAGGCCGTCTATTTATATATTTACATATTCCGTTTTATATGATATGGTTGCGTTTACATTCGATAGGAGAACAAATGAAATTTTATACTAATGTTTTTCAAAAGGGAAATTATATTTACCTTCGTGGATATGATAATGGCAAATCTTTTGCCAAGAAGGAATATTATAAACCATATCTTTTTGTGCCTTCTAAGGAAGAAGATTCTGAATCAAAATATCGGACAATCCACGATCAGGTTGTAGAGAAGTTGGATTTCGATTCCATCTATGACGCCCGTGAATTTTCCAAGCAATATGAAGATGTAGACAATTTTAATGTGTATGGGCAGACTAATTGGGCATACAATTATGTGTTTGATAATTATCGTGGAGAAATTAAATATGATCCCTCCACAATTTCTGTATGCAGCATTGACATTGAAAACCGAGTTGGTGAAGAAGATATTGCCACATCTATTCAGACTACTCCTAATGAAGTAACAGCCATTACGATTAGTCGTTCTGGTAAGAAAACTGTTATGGGCTGCGGTGAGTTCACTACTGATGACCCAAATATCAAATATATTAGATGTAAGGATGAAGAGCATCTTCTTCAAGTATTCTTAGAGATTTGGAATTCTGTTGAATATAGCCCAGATGTAGTTACCGGGTGGAACGTAAATGGGTATGACGTACCATATCTAGTTGGCAGAATTGTAAGGATTCTTGGACAAGAGGCGGCGAATAAACTTAGCCCATGGGGAATTATTCGTCCATATGATACTGAGATCCGGGGTAAGGTTGTAACTTCTTATGAACTTCGTGGTATTGCAATTCTTGATTATCTTGAATTATATAAGAAGTTTACGTATTCAAGTCAGGAATCTTACCGTCTAGATCATATTGCCTTTGTAGAACTTGGTCAAAATAAGATAGATTATCGAGATGCTGGTTATACTAGCCTAAATGATCTTCATGATCGTAACTTTCAACTTTTTTGCGAATACAATGTGCATGACGTAACTCTAGTGGATATGCTTGAAGATAAGATGGGACTCATTGAGTTGGTCTTTACTATTGCATATTTGGGTAAAGTTAATTATGTAGATGTTTTGGGTACAGTTAAAATCTGGGAAGTGATTATTCATAATTATTTGATGGAACGATGCCGAGTTGTTCCACAGAAGAAACATAATTCAGCAATGGAATATGCGGGTGGATATGTCAAAGAAGTTCAGACAGGAATGCATCGGTGGGTAACCTCATTCGATCTTGACAGTCTATATCCACATCTTATTATGGGATATAATATTTCACCAGATACATTTGTAAAACGACTTCCCTCATTTTACAGCATTGATCAACTTTTGGATAAAGATTATAATCTAGATCTGGTTGATCCTAATTCTGGGTGTTCATATGCAGCAAATGGATGCATGTATCGAAAAGATAAGCAAGGGTTTCTTCCTGCTTTGATGGAAAGTATGTATTCTAACCGATCTATTTACAAGAAAGAAATGATATCAGTTAAGAAGGAATATGAGAAGACAAAAGACAAGAACCTTGAGAAAGAAATTTCTCGTCTGAATAATCTTCAGATGGCTTTTAAAATTTTGTTAAACTCTGCTTACGGAGCTTTAGGAAACAGATTCTTCAATTGGTTTGATATTAATCATGCTGAAGCGATTACCATTTCAGGGCAGCTTTCTATTCGATGGGTCTCTGATCGTCTTAATGAATACCTAAACAAGATTTGTGAAACCAATAATGTGGATAGAGTGGTTGCAAATGACACAGATTCTTGCTACTTAAATCTTAGTGATTTAGTTGATGCAGTTTTTGAAGATCAAAGTGATACTAAAAAAATCGTATCTTGGCTTGAGAAAGTTTGTGATCAAAAGATAAATCCATTTATTGATAATTCATATCAACATCTTGCTAATAGAATGTCTGCATATCAACAGAAAATGAGAATGAAATTGGAGTGTATTGCAGATAAGGCTATCTGGACTGGTAAGAAGCGTTATATCATGAATGTCTGGTATCAGGAGGGGGTTACATATCAGACTGGTAAATTGAAGATGACTGGAATTGAGGCCATTAAATCTTCAACACCTCAGGCATGTCGGGACGCATTGAAAAATGCTTTAAGTCTCATCATGAACAAAGACGAAGAAACCCTTCAGGAATATATCAAGACATTTAGATCAGAATTTAGTAAAATGAAGTTTGAATATATTGCATTCCCAAGAGGAATTTCTGATATTTCTAAGTATAAAACCAAAGATGGAGAATTTCCCTTAGGGTGTCCAATCCATGTTAAAGGAAGTCTGTTATATAACAGATTGGTGGAGAAATATAAACTTCATGGCAAATATGAAACTATCACAAATGGTGATAAGATTAAATTTGTATATCTGAAGCAACCAAACCCATATCACTCTAATGTTCTTGCTTCTCCCGGAGAAATCCCACCAGAATTTGATCTAGAAAAATACATTGACTATAATAAACAATTTGAGAAGACCTATCTAGACCCTCTGGATATTATTCTCAATACAATTGATTGGAATGCAGAAAAACAAAATACTTTGGATGCATTCTTTGTTTAATAAAGGAAAGAATATGGAAAACTCAATTAGTAATTGGTCGATGTTTGGAACACGATCTGTAATGATTGTTCTTCATAAGTATGAACATGATGATGAAGTTTTGTATCAACCTGCAATATCATTTTCTCTTAATGATGGAAATGAAGAATCAGAAGATGTTGATGAACAGAAATATATTGATATTTTTCTGGACATTTTTGAAGAATGTCGTTATTGTGCAGCCAGAGAAGTTGCCTCTAGACTACTAGGCATGTTCGATAATATTTGTGATAAAGTTCTTGTTATTGGTTCTGATGGCAATCCAATTGATGAAGAAGATCTTTCGTTAACAGATATCTTGAATGAAGAAGATGAAGAAGACAATGAAGATGATTTTGTTCCAGTAAAAACTGGATCTAATAAACCAACTGTTCACTGAGAGGATATATTATGAGCGAATTACTAAAGCGTATGAAGTCTGCTGGTTCCATTAAGGAAACTGAAGTTTTATCAAAATCTTCATTTTTCAATAAGAAAGATTGCATCCCTACAGAAGTTCCCATTATTAATGCAGCACTATCTGGTCATTTGGATGGTGGACTAACTTCGGGACTAACGTTTCTCGCTGGACCATCGAAACATTTTAAGTCACTTCTTGGTTTGGTCCTCGTTAAGGCATATATGAATAAATATCCGGATGCGGTTTGTTTATTTTATGATTCTGAGTTTGGTATCACACCGGAATATATTTCATCTAATGGTATTGATACAGATCGAGTTTTACACATTCCAATTGAACACCTTGAGCAACTAAAGATTGATATTTCGAAGCGGTTGGAAGAAATTAAGCGAGGAGATAAAGTTGTTATTTTCATTGATTCTGCTGGCAATCTAGCATCAAAGAAAGAACTAGATGATGCGCTTGATGGTAAGACTGTTGCAGATATGTCACGCGCACGACAAATGAAGTCTCTATGGAGAATTGTTACTCCTAGTTTGTCTACCAAGGATATCCCATGTATTGTTGTGAATCATACTTATCAGTCGATGGAATTATATTCTAAGGCAATTATGTCTGGTGGTACTGGTGGCATGTATTCCGCAAATCAGGTATTTATTATCGGTAAAGCACAAGAAAAAGATGGAACAGATCTTATTGGCTGGAATTTCACAATCAATATTGAGAAGTCTCGTTTTGTGAAGGAAAAGTCTAAGTTCACTTTCCTTGTGACATATAAGGGAGGTATCTCTCGTTGGTCTGGTCTACTAGATCTTGCTCTTGAATCTGGTCATGTAATTAAACCATCTAATGGTTGGTATCAGAAGGTTGATCCTACAACCGGAGAAGTGTCCGAGAAGAAATATCGTGCTGCTGATACTGACAATGCAGATTTCTGGATTCCAATTCTAAAGGAGTTGTCTTTTAATGAATTTGTTGAACATAAGTTTGCAGCATCTGGTGGAACCCTCTTAAGTGATGAAGAAGCCGATGTTGAACTTGAAAATGAATTGGAAGATCTAACTGATGAATCTGCCTGATATTATCAACGGATGTTTCGAGGGGGTTGGTTTCATATCAACCCTCGTTAACATTCGAAAGATCCTTATTGACAAAACCATCAAAGGTGTTCATTGGGGAACTATGGCATTCTTTGCATCATGGGGATATTGGAATGTGTATTATTATTGGCACCTAGCACAATGGTTCTCTTTATTTGCTGGCGGAACCTTAGCAGCATCCAACACCATCTGGGTTTCTTTAGCAATTTATTATATCCAGAAAGAATATGAGGAATTTGAATGAGTAAAATTGAACAGACTATCATTAATAATCTGATCTGCTCAGAAGAATATGCAAGAAAAGCATTACCCTTTCTTGAATTGAATTATTTCACTTCAAATTCAGAAAAACAACTATTTAAGATTATTAATGCCTTTGTTGAAACATATAATAAGATGCCTACCAAAGAAGTAATATCAGTTTCGATTGACAAACTTAAGGGACTATCTGAAGATCAATATAAAGAAGTCAAAGAAAGAGTTGATAATTTAGTTGATCTTCAACCAGAGAATATTGATTGGCTTCTGCAAGAGACTGAGAAACATTGTCAAGATAAAGCAATTTATAATGCTATCGTGGATTCAATTGAAATTATTGATAACGAGAAGAAGGATATTGGTCGAGGTGCCATTCCAGAACTGCTGACTAAAGCACTATCGGTTTCTTTTGATACTAACATTGGTCACGATTATACTGAAGATGCAGAATCTCGTTATGAATTTTATCATCGAAAGGATACTAGAGTTGAATTTGACATCGAACTGTTGAATAATATCACTAAGGGTGGATTGAAGAATAAAACTCTTGCAGTACTTTTGGCCGGTTCTGGTGTTGGCAAAAGTGCTTTAATGTGTCACTTTGCTGCCAATAACATTGGTCAAGGTAAGAATGTTCTATACATCACAATGGAAATGTCTGAAGAAGAAATCTCTAAACGAATTGATGCGAATAGAATGAATGTAACAATGGATGATTTAGAAATCATGCCAAAAGAAACATTCTTAAAGAAGATCTCATCTTTGAAGTCAAAGGGGATTGGTAAATTAATTGTTAAAGAATATCCAACATCATCTGCTGGATCGGCACATTTCAGACATCTTCTAAATGAACTTCGACTAAAAAAGAACTTTGTCCCAGATATTATCTATGTCGATTATATCAATATTTGTAGTTCATCAAGAATAAAGATGGGTGGATCTGTCAACAGTTATTCTTATATTAAATCTATTGCTGAAGAGATTAGAGCATTGGCAGTAGAGTTCAATGTTCCTATTGTTTCAGCCACTCAGAGCAACCGTGATGGTTATTGCTTGGATCCTAATACTATGATACGTGCAGAAAATGAAAAGAAGCAATTGAAAGACATTAAAATTGGAGATAAAATTCTCTCTAATTCTGGATACAATGTTGTTGTCAATGTGTTTTCAAAAACAGAAAAGGTAGCATATAAAATTAAAACTTCTAGCGGAAAGGAAATCATCTGTTCCGGAGAACATCTTTTTCCGATAGAGAATTTCTCGGAAATCTCCATAAACAAAGGGCTTTCTGTAGGAGACAAAATTCATATATACAATAAGTAGTTGTTAGATCGACATCGGAGTTGTATATGACGAAGAGAATAAATTATAGAAAGATTTGGGAAGAACACAATAAAAAATCTATACCCAAAGGATATCACATACATCACATAGATGGTGATAAGAGTAATAATAGTCCATATAATCTTATTTGCGTTTCTGCAAAAGAACATTATGAAATACACTTCAACAGAGGAGACGTTGTTGCATTGAATGGAAAATTCATACAGGCGGCGTCTGAAGCTGGAAAAATAGGAGGATCAAGAGGAAAAGGAAAGAAGAAAAATTCTCCAAAATGGACAGAAGAACGATTGAAAAATCATAGAATTTCAATGTCAAAATTGAGAGGAAGAAAAGACTCGACTGAGACCATAGAAAACAAGAGGCTGGCGACTATGGGTGAGAAGAATGGAATGTGGAGTAAAAATCACACACAAGAATCTATAAAGCAAATGAGTGATACCAAAAAATATAAACATCAACATGGATTATATGGTGATGTATATAAGCGCCCTCAATTGAATGAAACTAAAGATAAAATATCAATATCTAAAAAACAATTTCATGAAAATGGAGGAGAATCTGGATTTGCTAACGTCTATAGCACATATTCCGCTGATGGAAATATCATTGCAAATCGAATAACAAAAAGAATTATCAAAAATATTCTCAACATAACAGAAAGACAATTTCAAACTTTAAAAACATATAGTATGCGATATCCCAACAAATTACACCCCAAACTGAACGTCATCTTAAAAAACGAAGGAAAATTATATGCTTGATGAAATAGTTTCTATAGAATGTATCGGCAACATGGAAATGTTGGACATCGAAGTATCCGGAAATCATTTATTCTATGCTAATGATATTCTGACACATAATTCAACTTCTGATATGGATCTCACCAATACCTCCGAATCAATGGGTCTTGTGCATACGGTTGATCTAATGTTGGCTCTTATCAGCACAGAGGAACTGGAAGGTATGGGGCAGATCATGATCAAGCAACTAAAGAATCGCTACGGCGATCTAAACAACCACAGGAGGTTTGTTGCTGGCATTGACAGATCAAAGATGAAACTATATGATGTAGATGATAAGGCTCAGGAGGATGTTCATGAGTCGGGATTTCAGAAGCCACAGTTTGGAAATCAGAAGAAAGATTTTTCTGGGCTGAGGTTGGAAGGATAGACTTGACATTCGTTTTGATTTAGTATATTGTGTTAACACGATAAAGCAACCGAATGGTCTTTCGTAAATGGTTAATATTGCCGGGTGGATTTTGCTTTCTTTTTTTGGAGATTATTTAATGAGTATTATGACGTTCCAAGAATACAACGAATTTGAGAAGTTAGCTCTTAAAGAGCAATATCGTAGGAATGTCAGTTATTATGATCCTTGTAAAGGATGGGTTCTAGACTTGTCTCGAAAGATAAATAATATCGATCTTCCTCTAAAGTAAGGAGTTCGAACTTGGTTACATTGACTAGAGAACAAAAAGAAATCCGCCAGAGAATCCAATCTTCTATTGACAGGGAAATTGGAATGTGTGATGATTATGCAGATCTGATGATTTTGGCATCTGCTTTGTATGATTCTTCAAAACTAATAATGGAAAATTACACAGCCAATTATGAAATTGAAGAAGATATTGTAGAAATCAAAGACATCAATTCTGATCCTAATCCTGATTAATTTTTCATTATGGAGGCTAAAAATTAATATTTTTTATGTGGATGAAAATCCAATTGAAGCCGCACAAGCACTAGTAGACAAACACACGATCAAAATGATTCTAGAATCTGCTCAACTTTTATCAACTGCTCATAGAGTTCTTGACGGTGCTCCAGTTGAAGTTACATATAAAGTCCCAGACGCTGATAAGATTCGTAAGAAGAAAGTATGGGTGATAGACGATGATCGCAACGATGTCCTTTATAATGCTACTCATTGCAATCACCCTTCTGCTGTATGGGTTCGTCAATCGGTCGCTAACTATGCTTGGTTGGTCGATCATCTTTTTGCTCTCGGTGATGAGTACACTTATCGTTACGGCAAACGACACAAAACATTGGATAAGCTGGGTTATATGATTCAATCTCCACCATTTAATTTGCGTGAATATGATCCAACTCCAATGCCATGTTGTATGCCAGAAGAATATATCATTAGTAACAATCCGGTAGAATGTTATCGAGAATATTATCGTCATGGTAAAGTAAATTTGCATAAGTGGACTAAGCGAGAAGTTCCGGCATGGATTTAATGAACAGGGGTTAGTAGCCCCTGTTTTTTTATAAATAACTTATCAGATAAATAATGATAAAAAGGGAGCCATAATGGGCCAGTTTGTTAATTTAATTAGGAAAAAATTGGGTATGGAACCCAGAAGAAATATTACTCTCACTGGAAAAGAACCCAATGAGGTTATAGTTAATCGTGATACCATGAAGGAAGATGGATATCCGATTTCTGCTATTCCTACCAGAGCGATTAGAAGCACCAGACCGCTTGTTAATAATCCTATTGATGGAGAAGTTGGCGATATTGGATATGATAAAGATCTAGAAAAAAAGGATTCGGAAAATACCAATCTTCGTCGTAGAAAGGCATATAATAGATTGGTTCAGGTTGGTATAAAAGAAGGTGCCGATGATCTTTTTCCATCTGTAGACTTACCCAGTGGCAAACCAGATTCATCAATACCAACAACATCACCAGTTCCAACAGTTCTTCCTAAGAAAAAAACAGTCAAAGAAGGAATGTTTGCGGCTGATATTTCAAATGGTGATACTGGCGAAAGTGGCAGTCCAAACAATAGCATGGAGGGGATTCCCGTGAGATCAAATCTAGATGTTTGTGGCGCTGGTCAAAGAGTAAAGATAAATTATGCTGGTGAAGAAAAATATGGTAGAATTCATTCGTCTCATAAGGACCATGAAGGAAAAACTCATAGACAAATCAGTCTAGATGACGGTGGAAATCTTTATGTCCATCCAGATCACGATCATGTTAAAATAACTCCAATGAAAGAATCTGCCGACTTTGCTGCCATGCACGTAGGCATTCCCACATCTGGTAAACAAGATAATGATGATGCTCAAGAGATTAAATCTCCGGTTGATGGGGGACTTCAAAGAGGCTCTAAGGTAAAAATCAACAAACCCGGATATGAGGGGCATGGTAACATTGATTTCTTTGATAAAGACAGCGGAAAGTATATCGTATCAGTTTCTGGATATGGACATAATCTTCATTTAGATAAGGCCGATATTGAGCCAATGAAAGAATCTGTCAGTCTTGAGAAACCAAATCTTACTTCACATCATGGAACTGAATTAGTTTCTCTCGGTAGAGCAGAAATTCTTAGAATTAAAAGATTACTAAGACAACTTCAGAAAAAAAATAAAAAATCAATCGCAACACATCTTACTAAATTGCAGCAGCCCTCACAATCATGGCGTAATAAAATGAGTGAGGAATCTGGTGATGAGTAAACTTGGTGATAATTTAAAAGTTGTTCTGGCGGACAGTTTTACATTTTATTTGAAGACCCATTATTTTCATTGGAATGTTGAGGGGCCAGACTTCTACGAATATCATAAACTATTCAATGAAATCTATGATGAAGTTTTTGAGGCGGTAGATGGAATTGCTGAACATATCAGAACTCTAGACGAATATGCTCCCGGAAGTTATAAACGCTTTCAGGAGCTTTCAAATATCGAGACAATAGAAACCATTCCAGATCTTAAACAAATGATAAATATCCTATTAAAAGATAATGAAGTTGTTATGAGGTCTATTGTATCTGCTATTTCAGAAGCGGGTAAAGATCCAATGCATAAGGGCATTGAGAACTTCTTGCAAGATAGATTAGATTCACATCAAAAACATCAATGGATGCTAAGAGCTTCAAGCAAAACGGGGAATAAAAATGGATAATATCTACAAGAAAGTAAAAGATGCACTGAATGAAGTTGCACATTTCGATGAAAAAGAATTTCGTCGTAGATATGCTGATGTTGAAAGGCATAAAGGAAAGTATCTTACTACTACTGGTGACCATAAAGGCGAAGGTGGTGCTGGATATGTCACTGGATATGATCCAAATAAACAAGATCATGTAATTCTTAGTGTCCATCAAGGTGGTGGTGTAAGATCAAAGAATGATGATACATATAAAGACATTTCGGTTCATAAAGATCATCTAAGAGAGCCAAAGATGTCTGATTATTATAAGGAAGATATTGATCAGATTGATGAGATTTCTGATGAATTAAAAGATAGATATAAGACTGCTGCCAAATTTAACAAAATTGTGAATTTGGGGACTCTTGAATTTGATACAGAAAAACAAAAAGAAGGCAAAGATTCTCCAGAGATGCAAAAGTTTCGTCAGGCCGAAATTGATCGATCTAAAAATGCAATTAGAAAGCGCGAAGCGGGCGAAAAATTAGCTAAAGAAGAAGTCGAACTTGATGAATCTCGTGGTTCTGATTATGCGCTATATCATAAGTCATATACTGATGCGATTAATCATGCACTTGGTCATCATGGTAAGAGCGGCTTAACTGTATCTGATGATGATAGATTTCATC